TCATTTACTAATAGCAGACTTATATTTAACTTTTTAACTCCTCATCCGAGCGACCTTATGGAAAGTAGAAATGTAGTTCCATTTTATGAACTTCCTAGATATATTACAGGTAATCTACCTACTTTTCAGCCTCAACAAACTCAAGTCGTAAGAACTAGTAACATTCAGCTTAACCAAGTTCCAGATCGTCTTATTATCTTTGTAAGAAAAGCTTTAAGTTCTCAAACTTTAAATGATACCGACAGCTTTTTCTCAATTAGCAATATTTCTCTAAATTTTAATAACAGTTCGGGTATTCTTGCAAGTGCTTCGACAAATGACCTTTTTAGATACAGTGTAGAAAATGGCTCAAATCAATCGTGGTTAGAGTTTGCGGGCTATGCAAATAAATATAATAGTGCTTCTGGTACAGGGACTAGACTCCCTACTTCTGGATCTGTTTTAATTTTAGATTTTGGAAAAGACATTCAGCTTGTCGAAGACTACTATAGTCCAGGTAGTTTGGGAAATTTTTCACTTCAAATGAACTTAACCGTCTCAAATCAATCTGCTTTACCTATTCAAAATTCAGAAATTGTTGTAATTACAATGAACAGCGGTATCTTTGTTTGTAATAGAGGCACTTGTGCCACATATACCGGCATTCTTACTAAGTCCGATGTTATGGAGGCTAGCTCACAAGAGGCTTACTCTAAATCAGATGTTAAAAGAATGGTCGGCGGTGGGTTCCTCGATACTCTAAAAAGTGTAGCGGGGAAAGTAATGCCAAAACTTCCAGGACTTCTTAAAACTGGTTTAAGTATGGTTAATAACCCATACGCCCAAAAAGGGGCTGATGTTCTCGGGGCTTTAGGTGCTGGGCATTCTGGCGGAGGTTATAGCGGGGGCGGAGGTTCTGGAGGTCGCCGAAGATTGGAACACAGAACAGAATAAAAATTAAATTAATATAAAATAATTTAAAATATTATAATTTATATATATTTTTTATCTATAATATATATATACATATTATGTCAAATAACGAAATAGGACAAATTAAAGGAACTGTTTATCAACAAGATTTACCCGCTTTAGTCACTGGAACTTTGGCGAGTACCCCCGTAGGGACTGTTGCAACCCCATTTACTGCACAATCTCGTATTTTAGGTTTACAATTAAAAACTTTAGGAACTGTCGATAACCCCGTATTTATTAATGTTTTGACGTCATCTATTGCAGATACTCTTCTTGGTCGAACAAATATAAGCCTATTTGCTTCAACAAATACTAATACTTCTATCTATACCATTTATTGGTATAATGAAACAGGAGCAGGGCTAAATGTTTGTTAAATATAAAAATAATTATATTTAATATAATGTTATTTTAAATCTAAATAATATAAATATCTATTTATATTATATATATGCCATACAATAATAATTATAATCAAGACATAGCAAAAAAATATATTGAGCTAAATAAAAAATATATAGATAATGAAAGAGAAAATAATCAATTATTTCATCACAATCTAGAATATACACAATTTGGAAACGCTAATAAAAATTTAGAAGGTGGAGCCGTACCAACTGATTTAAATGATGACGTTAAATATGGAGTAAATCAAGGTGTTAGGGCGGTTTATGGTGATGCGTCACAATATGGCTCTAATGAAGGGGAAAAAAACTATGTAAAAGGTGGTTCTGGATTTGCTGAAGGTTCACATATGGATACCGGATTTACTAAAACTTTAGGAGCTGGTAAAACTGGTAAAGGTTCAAAAGTTTTTAAAAAAGAAAGTTTAAAATTAGTAAGAAAAGAAGGAGGTAAAAAGAGAGGTAGACCAAGTAAAAAATTGACTGGTGGTACTGAATTAGGACTTCCTAAAAAATCTAGTTTAGAAGGAGCTGGAATAATGGATGAAAGTGTAAAAAGAGTAGTAGGAGGTGGTAAAAAACGAGGCAGACCCGCAAAAAAACATTTAGAGGGTGAAGGCTTCTTTGATGATGTTTGGAGCGGTATAAAAAAAGTAGCTTCCCCAGTTTTACAAATTGCTAAACCTTTATTAAAAATGGTACCAGATCCACGGGCACAAATGGCAGGGAATCTTTTAGACGCTGTGGGTGCTGGAAAAAAACGCGGAAGACCAAGCAAGATGAAAGGCGGACGGGAATTAGTACCAGTTGCCAATATGAAAGCGTCATCAATGGCTGGACAAGGAAAACCTAAAAAAACTGGTGGTAATAAAAGAAATGAACTCGTAAAAAAAATTATGAAAGAACAAGGGCTAAATATGATTAAAGCCTCATCTTATGTAAAAGATCACGAATTATATAAACCTTAAATAATATAAATCTTTTCTTTTTTTATATCTACATATTATATATATATATTAATATGTTAAATCTTAGAAATAGAGACGGGACAAATGATGACACAATTAAAGATGAAGTCGCAGATGTTCAAAATTACGATAGAGAACAATATAGAAAAGTTTTTGAACTTGAGAAAGATTGGGTTAAAAGATGGACTGATGATGTAAAACCGCATACTCAACTAGACAGAACAGTTGAGCAGAGAACAGAAAAAGAATCTGAAAAAGTAATTAATTTATTAGAAATTCGTATTGATAATTTAGATAAATTAGGTTTAATTGATCTAAAGCCTACCATTACTACAACATCACAACAAAATAGAACATATTTTACTGAATTATTAGATAATGCTGAGGTTATTAGATTTTATAATGATTTAATAAGATCTTATATAAATCTAGAAATTACACAAGATACAAGGGAAGCAATAAAAACAAATATACAAAGTTTAAGACCTTATATTGACACTTTAGTTTTTGGAATTAATGCATATATTAATAAATATATTTTTAATGTTCCATTAGGTGGAGGTATTTTAGCAGGGGAAAAATTATTATTTAATAAAACATACTTATTAAAACTTTTAACAGCATTAGCAGTATATACTTTTATGCAAAAATCTTTATTTCGGGGTACTTATTCGCCAATAACTAAAAATGACATAGATTTTCAATTAAATGAAATTACATCTAAATTAAGCGCACCCCATAAAATAATTTATAATAATGCTTTAGTCGGGAATAATATAACTAAATCACAAGTAGACGCAGAAGCACGAAGAATAAGATTATTAACAGATGACCAAAACGCTCCTTTATCTGATGATCAAGTTTTACAAATGCAAAGATCAATTTTTGGGGCAAATCTTGCATCTAGGGGGATGTTGACCCCTGCAGAACTTAACGCACTTCAACCAGACGAGAGACAAATTGAAGAATATAGACAAGCGGAAACAGAAGCACAAAGGGAAAGAGATATTCAAACAGGACAATCTATAAGAACTACCGAAGAACAACAAAGACAACAAGCAGAACAGAGAATATTGGCAGGCTTACCACCTTTATATGTTGAACCAGAAATTCCAACATTTGAAACAACTAGGGAAAAACAAGATAAAGATTCATTCACTGAAGAAAAAAAAATGTTTGATGATGAAGTTAATAGGGAATATAACACTTATAATGATAATTTTATAAGAATAATGGGACTGTTAAATAATGCCTTTTTGGCTGTTGATGGTGCAGGAAATTTAAGAATTCCTAATATAGCTTCAGCGAGAACAATGATTAGGAATATTAAAGTTTTTAATTATAATTTATGGAAGTCATTTTTTACTATTTCAAAAAAAAGAAATTCTACAGTAGCAGAACAAACTAAATATATCGATGATATGGAAATAGATTATCCTAATATATCGGGTGCTAATATTACAGCCTTAAATAATGGGGTGGGCGATGAAGTCTCTAAAAGAGATTATAGAGATTTAATTTTAGCGGACTGTGAAGCTGTTGGGCAGGATATGGAAACACAACGCAATGAAATGCTTAAAATATATGAGGATAAAAAAAGACTTTTGGGATACGGTAAGCCTTTATATCATAGAAAATATAGAAATAATAGTAACATTTATTTTAATGATGATAAAAATGATTATTATAATTTTTAATTTCTAATATAAATAATATGGATATATTAGAAGAAAAAGGAAATTTTGATTTAGAGGATGATATAAAACACATTATGAAAATATTTAAATTTAAAAATAACCAAATAAGATTAATGGGAAGTGCTAATTTAAAATCTCAACAATATTTTAGTGATTATGACTTATTTACACAAATAATATATAATTATTCCCCAATTGAAATTTATAATGAATTTAAAGGAATTTTACGGGATATTTT